TGCGCCAAAACAGTTGATGCAAATTCAGATGATTCAATGTTAAATGCACCCGGACTCATTGATCTACCAAAACGACCTGCTCTCAAAGATTCTTGTAAAAATGTTTGCTTGTACTCTAATTTTGTTGGTGTTATAATTCGGTCTGTGATAGACATTGAACCACTGTTTGAAAGTGCAGAACCTGTGTAAAGTTGTGCTGTTACATCCACTCCTGCTTCGGTAAAAATAGTACCTGCTTTAATGTCACTGTTAAAAGTTACATAACCTTCTTTTAATGTTTTGTTTTCAAAGAATACTTCTTCTAGGATTGGCTCTACTGCTTTTCCTCTAATGTCTACTGATGTGTAAGAAATTGCCATAATTTATTGTTGTTTTTGTGTTTGTTTAAAATGTCTGTGTTTTTCTAGTGCTGTCATTTCAGCCACCGATTTTGTTTGTTGTGCCTCTGGATTGTGAACAATAGCTTTTGCTCCTGCTTCTTGTAATTCTAATTCAACTGCTTGTAATTTTACTTTTAAAGCTGTGTTTTCAGCTTCTAGTTTTTCAATTTCTACTTTTACTTCAGCGAAAAAAGTTTCTTTTGAAACAGTCTCTACTACTTTTTTAACTGCAGCTTCTGTAGATGCTTCAACTGCAACTTCTTCTGGTGCCGATGATTTTGCTTCAACTGATTTAATAATACCTTCTACTTCAACTGTAATAACCATACCGTCAGTTGTTTCGTGAACTCCAACTGGTGCTGGAACAATTCCTTCGGCAGTTACAATTCCTACTGAGTACTCAGGTTCAAATGCTTCTGCTTCCAAAACAGTTACGCCATCAATTAAAGTCATTTGCGCTAATTTTACTTCTAGTGATAGTAAAGCGCGTACTTTGTTTAATACTTGTTTGTATTCCATTTTTATAATTAATTTGTTAATAATTCTTTAATTTTATTGTAGGCAATTTCATCTTCGCTCATCTTTTGCTTTTGGTTAAAAAAGCCCTCTATTGAAAATCCTTTTATTTCGCCAGATTTTACCTTTGCTTTTATGTCGTCATTTTCAACTGAAATAGCAACCATCCATGTATTTAGTGGATAATCAAATCCGTACTTTACAGATTTGTCGTGAACCATATCTTCTTTTAACCACGTTTCAACAACTGTAACACCATCGACTTTTGTTTTATGATTCAAAGTTGATTCGGATTGATAGCCTTGTTTCATAAATTTATGCGCTATCTTTTGAATTGTCTCGCCTGAAAAATGAACTTTAAAAATTTCTTTATTTTCGTTTATTCTGTCTATTTCTAAATCAGGAATTAAAACCGCCCCTAAAAGAATATTTTTTTTTGATTCTATTTCTTTAAATTCAATTTTATGTGATTCTGATAGTGCCAACCAATTTTCCTTAATCGCTGGTTTATCCACTAATGAAATGGCGTAAACACCATCTTCGTTATCATCTAATATTAATTCAAAAGATTTTACCATAATAAGTAAACGATAAAATGTTGTTTTGTTTTAACCTATTGTAGCACTTTTTAAAATATTTCGATCATAACCTTGTTGCGTTGTTACATGATTAGCCACGACATACGCCTGAATAGGTTCGTTTTGTTTGTTTCCAATTGTTTGTGCTAATTGATTTGTAGAACTCGCACCTACAACGTTGAAGTTTGGAGGTGTGGATGTACTGTTACCACTGCCACTGCCACCTAAACTTGGGGCAGAACTACTATTTGAAGCAGTCCCTCCACCGCCATTACCACCGCTAGATAATAATTGCTTTGCTCTTGAAATATTACCTATAACTGATGCAGCAGTTGAAGCATAAGACAAAACCCTTGCAACCGTACCTATACCGGGAAGAGTTGGAAAAGCTAATTGTGCTGCAACACCTTCAGCGTTTGCTAATGTAGATGCTTTAGAAATTGCTATTGCACTATCAATACCTATTTGAGTTAATGCTATTGTTTTAGATATAATTTGACCTGCCTTTGTTTTTGCTAAACCTGATGCTTCTAAACCTGCTATAATATTGTTTAAATTTGCTTTTGAATTTGCTATTGCTTGGTCTTTTGCTTTTTGAAATTCTACTTCTTCTTCTGCATTTTTTTTCTTTTTTTCTAAAAGAATTACCCTATTGTTTTCGTCTTGATTTGCTATGTCAGCAGCAGCACTTGCTTCTTCTAATGATAGTAATTGATTTTCTTCTTTTTGTTTAGCTTCATTTTCTTTTGCCTTTAACATTCTTTCAGCAAATGACTCTGAATCTAACTTATTTAAAAATTCCTTTTTATCAAGTTGAAATGCAGCTTCTTCTGCTGCTTCTCTTTCTCTTTCTTCTTTTAACTTTTTATTATGCTCTTTTAAATTTTGTAATCTTTTTTCTTCTGCTGATTTTCTTTTTTCAGTTTCTTTTTCTAACGATTCTGCTCTTTTATCTGCTTCTTCTTTTTCTGTTTTTGTTAATTCTTTTGTTCCTTTATTAAACCTATCTATTGAGGCATCGTAATTTTTACTAAAATCATTAACAGAACTTTTTGCATCTTTCCACGCACCACTAAAATCGCCACTAATCAATTTCTTAATAGCAGAACCAATCATTCCAAGTGAATCAAAAACCGCTGTAACACTGGAATAAACAACACCAAATGCTTTTGATACCATTGGTAAAGCACTAATTGCTAAATCGACCAAAGTATTAAACAAAGGTTCGACCGCTCTAAATACACCTTCAAATATTTTCTTCATTCCATCTAATAATGGTTGAAGTTTTTTCATTGCAACTTCATTGTCTTGAAACGCTGCAACTAAACCACCAATCAATGCAACTACTATTCCTATTCCTGTAGCTTTTAATGCACCCGAAAAAGATTGTGTTGCTACTTTCGCACGATTTAATGAACCACCTAATGCTCCTAATGGTCCACCAGCACTTTCTAAACTATCAATCCAATCGCTAGAAGCATTTTTAGAAGATTTAATTTTATCTTCTAAATCGTCAATCTGATTGTAAATCTTTTTAAATTCTTCTGAACCAGCGGCAGTATCTTTTAACTGTCTTTTCAATGCTTTTAATCCTGCAATAGATTCTTCTACATTTGATTTAACTTCTAATTCTATTGTTTTCTTTTCTGCCATTTTATCTGTCTTTTTATTTGTTTAAATCCTTCTTTAAAAGTTGTTATCCTTTTATTTTTTCCTTTTGCTATTTCAATCAATTCACTTTGTCCGTAAAATTCATCAAGTGCTAATAAGTCTAAAATGTGCTTTATCATAATGCTCTAAAATCAGTTAGTAATTCAAATGAAACCTCGCCTGTTGTTAAGTCTGTAGTAAACGTATTGACCAAATATCTTTTGTCTCTTATAATAAGTCTATCGTTTAGTTTAAGCGATGTTAATAACGAAGTTGGTAATATTCCACTAACCTTAATTAATCGTGCTTTAAAATCAAATATATTAAGTAAGTAATTTTGATAATATTGATTATATAAACTATTGCTTACTAATTGATTTGTAAGTGTGCTTTGTTGTTCGTTAAAATTTAAACTAAATGTGTCTGTGCCATTAAAAAATTCTTGACCAAATGCTTTGTAAGTTGTATATGCTGAACCATTTCCAGTTAATGCAGTAGCAAAATGAAATGTAGGCGCAGTAGTTAAAGCAGTTGGTTTATAATCATATAATATTATTGGCTTGGGTGTGTACTTTTGTAAATCTGATTTTAGCGCATATCCAACTTGTAAAAGTCCTGATAAATTGTTAAAGTTTAAATCTTCAAAAGGTAATTTTATATTATATTCTTCTCCATCGTTTCCTGTATCGTAAAATAAAGAACCATACTCGATATTATTTGCACTCTTAAATCCTACGTTTACTATTGATTCCGATTTTTCATATTCAAAGTTTATTTTCTTGTAAGTTTTAACACGATTTAAATCAACCGAGTCTGATTTAATATATTTTGTTATGTCTGTAATTGTTCCGCTTGTATAATAGCTTTCTAGTTGTTCAATGGTATAATTTATTCCATCACTTGAATAGCAAGTTAGATTAAACATTTTTAAAATACCACTAAAGAAATCTTCTATTTTTATTTCAGGAAAATAATTTTTAGGCGATAAAGTTGTATTTGAAACTGTTTGATTTGCGCTTTTATTTACAGTAGTACTATATGTTATTTCGCCACCCATTCCGTCTGGTTCAATAATATTTAAGTCTAAAAATGAACCAAATGTAATTGGCAGTAAAGATGAAATATACATTGAAAATACATCCCCTTGAGAGAAATCTCCCGGTATAGTAAAAGTTTGATTTAAACCAGTTGAAGTTGCAGTTTGCACACCTATTTCAATTCCATTTTTATAGGTATGAACTTTGTAATCTATTGCAGCTACTGTTAAAGTTATATTTATTTTACAATCAAAATATAACCAATTAGGAATACTACCATCGTATTTAAAAGTTTCATTTGTTAAATTAACTGTCCAACCACCACCAGGAGCAACTGAATCATAAGTTATTAATGATGGCGATGATTTAGCTACAAAAGTTTCAGCATTTTTTAACCATAAATATGCACTTGTAAACCTTGCATCATTTAAAAAGCTACCATTAAAATTAATATTCCATTTGCTATCCCTATCAATCATATCAAAAACTGCTCTTAATTTAATAGCAGGAAACAATTCATTGTATCTTATTGGGCGATGGTTTAAATTAATATCTTCGTCTCCACCAGCACCATAATTCCAATACCTTGATGAACTAATTAAAGGAAACATTACATCAGCACTTGTAGTTGTTGTAGTAACTTTGTCTTTTACTATTGTAGGCGTATAAGCAATATCATAAAAACTAGAATCTAAATCTTTTAAAAATAGTCCTGCAAATTTATCTTTTAATGTGCCTAATGCACCTATAAAAGTTATGCTATAATGCTGAGGTTGTCCGTCTTTTATATTAGCTGTTTCTAATTGTATTTTACCTGTTCTGAATGGTATTGTATCTAATTCAATGTAAGCATCAGATTTAACTAATGTACTAAATCCAATATCTAAACTATTTTCATACCAATGTTTAAATATTTTATTGTTTTGCTTTGTTGCTGGAACTGTAAAAGTTTTACTAAAATCAGTAAATGTTTTAGATATATCATTTACATTTTGAATAGAACTATTAACCGATATTTTTTCATCGTCAAATAATTCAACTCTATTATATTCTAATGTAACTGCATCTTTTATATAAATACCTACTGTTATCATATAACATCATTTAAAAGGTTGTAAGCGTATTCAAACTCTATTTCGTAGTTTATCATTTTATCTTTTAAACTTGTTTTTAAATCGCTTCCCTGTGTTTTTAATATAACTGGTTTATTGTCTAGTAATAATGTTTCTGATAAAAGCAAATCAGTAATCAATTCAGAATAGTTCTCATCGACAAAACCTGTATTTAATTTTACGCTTTGTGTTCCGTTAATATTAAATCTTTGTGTTTGACCTATTGAAGTATTATAATTGACCGCACTTGGCATTACTTTATAATCAGTACTTTTTACGCTTATTGAATTAGTTTGTTGTTTAAAGAAAGTTAAAAATTCCCAGCCGCCTAATCTGTTTACAAAATTACAAGTCACTGGTGTGTACTTATATTCTGGAAGCTTATTAGTTACTTTTTCGTAAAAAGAATTTTGATAGCTTAATACTAATTTCTGATAATCATCAGCAGAAAGTGTGGAGCGAAAAGGTATTTTATAATTAAAATATTCCGTGCCACTTCCTAATGCTAATATGGTAACTGTTTCTATTAATGTTCCGGACTTTGTATAATATTTTGCGGTTAAATTATAAGCTGTATTCTTTTGACAAACTAAATTCAAGTAAGGGTTTGAAAAATAACTAGAAACTATATTTGCATTACTCAAAGTTAATGCAGGATTAGTTGTTCCTGTATCTATTGCGTTTTGTTTGCCATCTAAATAAGTTGTAAAAGCATCTAAACAAACATATTCAATCGTATCTAAAAGCGTATATGTACTTCCTACTAATTTATACCTTTTCACTTTACAAATAGCCCAATTATTATTATCTTCTACTGTAGGTACAGTTACCAAAGTAGGTTTAATAGGTAAAATATATTCTTGAATATAGTTAGATATATTATAATCATTAGCCAATTGCGTTGCACTTGCTATTGGTTTTGATAAAGTTTTAGTAGGTGTTGCTGGTTCTGCTGTTCCTTTGTTGTAAATAAATAATTCTACCTTACTTCCTATTTGGCCTGTTTCGTTTACAGTTACAAAAAAAGGACTTCTAACTTTTATTATATTCATTTTTACTTTAAATTAAAATCTATTATTGTTTCCATATCCTGACCAAATGCTTTCATTAAATCTACATCAATGTACTTCTTGTACCCTGCTTCAAATGGTTTTGTAAAAAATAAAGAAGGTTTAATTCCTTTTTGAAAAACGCTTCTTGTAATTAAATAAGCAGTCGAATCGTAACTTAAAAACTTTCCTGATCTTCTATCACGAAATTGAAACTTTCTAGTTCGTACCCATTTGTTAATTCCTTGTGTTAATCCTCCTTTTCTACCTGTGCCACTTCCAAACTTGAACGGACTATTTGGTGCTTTTGCAGAACTGGTTTTACCTTTTACACCTTTGTCTTGATACTGACCGTGTTCATCCATTGAAAAGCCTACAATAGTAAATCCTTTATCGGTTACAACTTCGCCTTTAATACTATTGTAAAGTTGTTTCGTTACGTTTTTATTTCCCTTTGTTAAGTTAGACCTTGACTGCTGTATTACATAATCACGAAATCTTTTAATAGTTTTTTCTACTTCGGTCATCTTATACTCATTTCATTACTAACCAATACATTAAAAGTAGCTGTACATCCTGCAACTTTATCTTCAAATCTGTCAGTAAAAAATTCATAATTTGCGTTTCCTGTTAACTGATATAAGTCTCGAAACAAATTACCACGCCTTAATGATTCGACTAATCTAATTCCAACCATTGATTGTGTATGTATTACATCTTCTTCGTTGCTGTCGTTTTCGTTTACTAAATCCATACAAATAACACTTATATTATAACTAAATGCTTCTCCCTCTTCGGCAAATGAATTTACTATAATATGAGCTATTGGGTAAATATCCTGTTTGTTCAAGGCTACATTAAAAATAGATCCGCTAGAAGTTGTTTTACAAAACTTATCTTCTAATAATTTTGCTTTTATTTTGTCTAAAATTTGGTAATATCCTATCATTTTTTTATAAGTTTAGCTTCCATTTCGTTTTTTTCCTTTTCGAAAGTTAGAAACGTAAGACATTCATAAATATTTATTTTTGCAGCATTTTCAAAGTTGAGCAAACTTCCTCCAGCGATTGCATATAAGCTGGAATACCAACCCCATCTTCTGCCAAAGTTTGCTTTGGAATCAAGTTCTCCACCGTCTTCTGTAAATAATTCAGGGAAGCTTTCAATAAGTCGTTGCTTAAATCCCAAAAAAAAACATTAGCACCCATTACGACATCTAGTGGCATTGATTTCATAATTTCGGCATAGTCAGTCGTACCATTGTATGGAGCAATAGAATAGGTTTGTCTAAATTCTTTTATAATTGGTCTGTAAAGTATAGCCATTGCCCTGTGCATATCTTTCCAGTCTGATAAATATTGGTCTAAGTTAGAAAATTCATCAAAGGTCATATCTTCTAATTTTGGAATGAATCCAAATGTAGTTCCTTTGTGTGTAAAAGTTGGAATAAGATTTGTTTGTTGTGTAAATGCGTTTGTAATTGTAGCTACAATATCGTTCACATCTTTGTACTTCATATTGCTAACATCGGATAGCTTTACATTACAAAAGATTTGCACTGTTTTTTGAAGTAAGAAGTTAGTATCTTCATTATCTTTTATAATTTCTAAATATTGCTGATACTGTTCGAGAGTAATCTCGTTTAAGTTTGTCGGGATGGTTACGTTTACTTTCATAAATAGTAAACGATTTTTACAAAAAAGTGTTTTGTTTTTTAGTAGATAAAATATTTCCCAGCGTTGGGATTGTCAAGATGATGTATCACATTGTATCTAATACCATCTATTGCGTGGTTGTAATTATCAATGTATAATTTACCAATTCTGTTGAGGTAAACATAGTTGTTAAATTCTTTTGCTATTGCGTGGCTGTTTGGTTCAACTATAATTTCAAAGTCTTGCATACGAATTATTCCACTTTCAATCGTTCCTTTTTTAACACCCACAACATTAATACCGTAGTTTTTCATATCTTCAATTAATCGACTTTCAGAACTATCGGCTACGATTAATTTATCGCCTGTAATTTGTTTTACAAGTTGGCAAAGTTCGTGTGTTTTTAATTTGTTTTGATATATGTGCTGTTTAACATACAACTTCTTTTTAGTAACATCAATAGCTACTTCAGTAAGAGTATCGGGGTCAATAGAAAAACCAAAGTCCATTCCAAAAGAGGTCTGTAAATTATCGGGGTTAAATTCGCCAAACTTCCAATTAGTAAATACAACTCCATCGGCTTTGTCTAACCATCCACCGAGTATAACGTGTTCGTATTTTTTAGGATTGTTTACCCGAACCTGTTCTATTTCGTGTAAAAAAGATTCGTCTAAATTTTCTTTATTGTCTAAATAGGTTGTGTGAATATACGTTGTGTTTTCTTTAGTTCCGTTAAAGCCTTCTTCAACTCCTGCTTGTTCAAAGAATTTTTTATAAATCCAATGCTCTTTGGTGCTTGGGTTTAAGATTAAAATAACTCGATTTTGTTTTCCTTTTTGCCGAATAGAAAAGTTAATTTTATCGAATATACTTTCGTCTGTAAGTTCTTCGGCTTCGTCTAATATCCAAGTGGTTACGCCTTGCAGTGATTTTAAGTTTGCAGTTTGATCACCGCTTGAAGTTTTAATTCCTTTAAATATAATTTCGCTTCCAGATTGTATGTTTACTATTTCAGATTTACGAACATCAAATGCGTGGTTTAATTGTAGTAGGTCAATCTTTTCCTGAAATTCTGGAATAATTGAAAGGTGAGCGGATGTCATTGTTTGCCTTGTGAATAGAATTTTATGTCCTGATTCAAACGACAAAAGGCTGGCAAATCTACCAACCTCAAATGATTTACCGGATCCTCTGCCACCTGTCAAAACAAAGTATCGAGTTTGATTTCCTAATTTATTCCAATGCTTCGGGTGCTTCTTGATCATAAATTGAATTTATATCGAAGTTTGTAACCTCAACCTTTTGATCAATGGTTTGTTTAGGCATTCCAAAATTATATTGAAAAAACAATTTTACCGCCCAATCTTTACCTTCGTTTAAAGCGTCTTTAAGGGCTTTAAATGCAATAGGCTCTAATGGTGTAAGTTTTTCTATTAATGATTGCTCTTCTGCCTTGCTTTTACGCCCTGCGCCCTCTCTCGCTCCCCCTCTATCTTTTTCCATTTGAAAAAATTTGATTATTCAATTATTTACAGTCACCAATTTTTACGATATCTAATACCCATCCGCTTGTACGTTGTAATCCTGTACATTCGTTTATTGTTGTATAAGAATAGTATTTAGTAACTCCATTTGTTACGCCTACAATATTCATAGTTTTAAATTCAACAACTTTATTACAATCACAATCTTTCGAAATTGATTTTATTTCTTCTTCTGATGTGCAACTTATAAAAATTGATAAAAATAAAATACTAAATAGCTTTTTCATTTTATTTGATTTTTACCAATGTACTTAGATTATCTACATAGTGTCGCCATTCGGATTGATTGTCTCCAGCGTTTGCGTTACCAAAGTATTTATTATAAATTGGTAAAAGTGTTTCTTTAGCTTCTAATGTAAGTTCTTTTAAACCTTTAAAGAAATCGGTTAAAATTTTAGTTTCGTCATCTGTTATTTTTACTGCCATATTCTTGTAATTTAATGTTAATTTTTTTTAAAGTTCTGTAAACAAATTGATAATCGTAATTATATTTTTTAGCAAATTTACGTAAAGATGTTTTATTTTCAATGTACTGAAGATAAAATAATTTATCATACCAATGCCATGTATCGATAAAATCTAAAATAGGGTTGATGTCTGGCTTTTCAAAATCATCGTCTACGCTATCAATATTTTCAATAATTTGAACCGTTTGAATAGTTTTCTTTTTTTTACTATCAAGGCAAATAGATCGTATTACTGAGTGAAAATAGGAACAATTTATATTTTCTTTGTTATGAATTTTAATGTATGCTTCTTGAACAATATCTTCCGGGTAGTCATTTATGCCGTAACTTACAGCAACTTTTATCCAGTGTTTATGTTTAGCATAAATGTCTATCATAGGACAAATATATAAATTTATTTTAAATTCCTATTAATTTTCGAACTAATTATAAAAAAACCTTCTTTTATTTTAACGTTTGGCATTGTTTTACCTTTTGGATGGTAGCTGTCTTTAATAAATAAAGTTTGTTCTTTTGTGTATTTCATATT